TGGTAAGTAAATCATATTGTTTATTTACATTACGATTTGCACCTACTGTATAGATTCTGCTCATTTTATTTACAAACCTTCTAGTAAAATTCGCATTATAGCATGGTATTTCTTTAAAAGCATCTGCTGAAAAATAATCTTGAATATAATTATACGTTCCATTGCCTCCATAATAATTAAGCATTTTTCTGACCCAATCTCTTCTTTTCTGTTGGTTTGATTGTTTTGCTTCTTTTACTGATTGTGCTATTATTTCTTCAACTGTCATTTTTGAATCGTATATCATCTTGTCCTCACTTTAAATTCTCTGTTTTTAATCGGGAATTGGTTTATAAAAAAATATCTTATCATATCACATCCATGGTCGTTATATCCATCTTTTACAGGCTCAGGCTTTAAGTCAGTTCCTTCTTTTGGCTCAGGATAGCGATAGTTTTCTAAGTCTACCATTATTCCTGTGCATTTTTCATCAACATGAAAATATCTTTCTCCTTGAGCATTTTCTATAAAGCTTCTAACATGAGATATACCTGAAGCAACACTTCTTGAAGCTTTATCTCTTCTAGTATTAACTACTATCCCATGCTTTCTAAAAATTTCTATATCTCCTAATCCTGATTGCCCTTGAGCTTGCATACCTGCGGGGTCTCCGTAATATTTTAGGACATTATATCTTTTTGCCTTAATTTTTAAGGCTAATTCATCTGTTTTTACGTTTTTTTTATGTACTATCTCATCTATCATGTTTATATGCCAAATACCACCCACTCTATGAAGCTGAAACCATCCTACCGCAGGCATCCTATACCCAAAATCTATAGAGCAAAAAGTAGGAAAGTTTGGATTGTAAGAATAATTACCTACATCTAATTCTCTTTCAAAAGGGTAAACTCTGCCTGCAAAAGAAGTAAACTTAGCCCCATATTCTTGGTCATACACTTCTTTGTCCATATTTCTCTTTCTTTCAACTAGAAATACGTCTTTTTTCCCTTCAGGGAAGGCATAATGGTTATCCCATGATGGAGCTTGATGTGATTCCCATAGTTCATCATCTTTTCCTAGTAAAAATAAATCATAAACCCAATTAAACCCTTCAGGTGTAGTAATAAAAATTGCTTTCCCTTTTCTATCCGATAAAGTTGGAGAAAGATACATATCCCATATTTTTTTCTTAACTTTTGCTGCTTCATCAATAATAAGCAAGTCAAGCCCCTCACCAACTAAAGAATCAGGGTTATCTGCTGATTTAGCTTCAACTACTGTGCCCCATTTAAATTTTATATATCTTTCTTTTTCAGAGGCTCTTACAATATCATCTTTATGTCCGACAACCATAGTTTGCCATATTTCTCTAAACATCAAATCTGCTTTATCGTAAGACAATCCAACTAGCCATATTCTTTTATTAGGTTGAGAAGCATAAAAAGTAGCTTCCATAGCAGAAGCAGTAGTTTTACCAAATCTCCTTCCGCATACCATGACAAAAAACCTTGCTGTATTTTTTTCGGGGTAATGTAATTTACTTTGACCAAAATGCGGCTTATAGCCCATAAAGTCAAACCATTTTTCTTTGTAGTTTTTAATTGATTTATTCAAAAATTTGCATTATTACCTTATATTAATTTAAGTTATATATAAGAATTATGCAAAATTAAGCATAATTGATATAGTTTTAATATAAAAAGGAGGACAGTATGTCCGAAGACAAAACACAAGCAACGACAGAAACAGTAAGTGAAAGTCCTGCTACAGAAACTGTTCAAGATAGCTCTAATGAACAGTACATTGCAGAAAGCAAAAAGTACAGAAAAAGAGCTCAGGATGCTGAAAATCGTTTAGCTAGATTAGAAAAAAACCTTGCTAAAGCAGAAGAAACTAAACTTAAGGAAAAAGAAGATTTTAAAGCTTTGTATGAACAAGTGTCTTCAAAAAACGAAAGCTTAGTAGCTAACGCTGAAAAATGGGGAAAATATGAAGAAGCTAAAAGAATATCTCTGTTAGAGAACCATCCTGAAGATGAAAGAGAGACTTTATCTAAGTTAGATTTAGAAACTCTCGAATATGTTACTAATAAAATTAACACAACAAAGGCTAACGCTCCTGAAATTGCAGGCAATCCAAGACAGGACTATAAAACACCTCCTAAGGATTGGACTAAATTATCTGCTCAAGAAAGACGAGATAGTTGGGATGATATAGTTAAAGATACAATAGCAAGAAGCAAAGCCAATGTTAAAAATTAAACTCTCAAAATGAAGGCTAACAAGCAGTTGAAAGAGAGTAAAACTTAAGAAGGAGTCTTAAATGGCTAATTTAGACATAACAACAGGGGCAAATTTTATCCCCGAATTATGGGCTGACCCAATTTATAAATTCTATCAAGAAACTAACAAATTATCAGGGGCAGTTGATGATTATTCAGCTCTTGTAAAAGGAGCAGGAGATACTGTGCATATTCCAAAAATTGCACTCAAAGCTCCTGTAGCAAAAGTTAAATCAACAATAGTTGATTTTAGCACAGCCGCAACAGCAGGTAAGGTAGATTTAACTATAGATAAACATTATGTCGTTCCTGAATTATTTGAAGATATGGCATTAGTTCAAAGTAGTTCTGACCTTATGGGCAAATACACTAAAATGATGGGAGAATCTATAGCTCGTCAAGTGGAAAGCGACATGTGGGGAGAATTAGATGGATTTCAAACAAGAACAGATGTAAATGGTAATAATGAATGTAATGCTACTACTTTAGAGTCTATCCTTGCAACTTTATATTCAATAGATATTGACCCTAATAACTGTTCTTTTGTTGTAAATAATCTTATATTGGCAGACATCATGAATCCAAGTAGTGGTATCAGTCAATATTTTATTAGACAAGATGCAGTTGGAAATGGTCAAGGGTTGAAAACAGGTGCAGTTGGCTTAATGTATGGGATGGATGTATTTCATAGTGCAGCTATTCCTACTGCTACTACTAATGACCTTGCTGTTGGTGCAGTCTTTCCAAAAGATGCTTGTGTTTTTGCAGCTCAACAAGATGTGAGAGTGCAATCTCAATACGATATTGCATATCTTGGTACTAAAGTTACCGCAGACATAATCTATGGAATGAAGTTAGTAGATGAGTCAGGTGATTTAAGAGGATTAAACTTAGTTAATCTTGGTTAATCTTGATTGTTAATTAAATATAAGGGGTAGGGAAACTTACCCCTTATTATAACGGGAGAATTTATGATATATTTAAAAAATAAAAAAAGTGGTCAGGTTAAAGAATATAAAGATGGAAATACAGAAACAGTAGAAGATTTGTTAGCTACAGGTAATTGGTCTAAAGTAACAGGTCGTAGAGATTGGACTGCTTATTCTGCCCCTAAAAAAACTAAAAAAAAGTCTAAGTAATGTCTAAAAAAGTTATTCGTAAAAAAGGCGACCTAACAGGAGCAGGAAAAGGGGATTGGTACAGAGTAAACCAATGTGATGAACAGTACAAAAAAAATTACGACAAAATATTTGGAAAAAAGAATATGCTTGTTGAAAATAAAATAATATCTAATGAGCTTAATAAAAAAAATTAAACAACATGAAGGCTTTAAGTCTACTGTCTATCAATGCACAGAAGGATATGACACTATCGGATATGGTTTTGCTATAAAAGATTTAAAGATAGATGAAGATATAGCAGAATTAATTCTTATTCGTAAGCTAGGAGATTTACAAGACAGAATATCTCATGCGTTTGAATGGTTTGATAGTGCTAATGAAACTGTAAGAGATGTTGTAATAAACATGTGCTATCAACTTGGGATTTCAGGTTTTTCTAAATTTAAAAAAACAATCTATTACTTAGAAACAGAACAATACGAAGAAGCTTCTATAGAAATGCTAGATAGTCTTTGGCATAAACAAACCCCAAATAGAAGTAAAGAGCTAAGCGAAGAGATTAAAGCTCTAGCCTCAAATTAGGAAATTTAACTTTTCTATACTAAATTAGTATCAAAAATACAAGGAAAATTTATGCCTTTAAAGGATAAAGGAGCAGTTAAGCGAGCAATCGTAACTCCTGACAAGCATTTTCCAATACATGACCAAAAAGCTATAAATGTTGTATGCAAAGCTATTGAGAAGGTAAAGCCTGACATATACATTGACCTAGGTGATACAGGCGAATGGGAGCATTTTAGCACTCATTATTGGAAGGGTAGAAATGCAAAACCTATGGAAGATTTAATTCCGCTTTTAGATAAAGATGTAAAAGCTGTAAATAAAGGAATGAATCAAATAGATAGGTCTTTAAATAAAGTAAATTGTAATGAAAGGCATTTTGTCCAAGGAAACCATGAAGTATGGTTAGATAAATTTGTAACTAGATACCCTTACTTAGACAATTACATGACAGAAAATGCTTTAAAAATCAAAGAAAGAGGATATGAATACCATCCTTATAATAGAAAGAAGACTCTTAAAATAGGAAAGCTTAACTTTACTCATGGTAAGTTTACTTCTAAGTACCATTCATTTAAGCACTTGGATGTATACGGAGAAAGTATAATGTATGGACATACTCACGATTTACAAAGGCATACAAAAACTTATGCAGGGGGAACTATTAGTGCTTGGAGTCTAGGATGCTTAAAAGACATTGAAGAAGATGAAGATTGGCTAAGAGGAAGCTTAACTAATTGGAATCATGGATTTGCAATAGTAGATTTTTATAAAAACGGCAATTTTAACGTACAGGTTGTTGAAATAATTAAAGGCAAAACAAGTTTATGGGGAGAGTTAATTGAAGGATGAAAATAGGCGATTTACTTTTATTAAAAGGATATATTAATAAAAAGCAATTAACATCTGCTTTAAGCAAACAAGCAGATGAAGCAATTAACTACAACAGGTCAGTTCCCTTAGGGAAAGTATTAATAGAAGAAGGTCATGTAACTGTAGATGAAGTTGCGGAAGCTTTAAATGACCAACATATAAACGTAAGCATAAAAGAGGAAGAACCAATGGCTCATAAAATAGGCGAGAACACAGCATTTCAGATGGATTTAAAATTTTTAGTTACTATTATGTTTGTAGTAGTTTCAGGAGTTGGTGTTTATTTTACATTGACAGGTGCAGTAGAAGATAATACTAAAGAGATTAACAATATCAAGTCTATGGGCGACCTTAAGATTATATCTTATAAATTAGATGAGTATGATGAAACATTTAAAGATTTAAAAACATTGTCT